ATGCCACAGAACAAGGTAAAATCGCTAGAATAGAAAACCTTGCAAAAGATATTGTAGCAAACACAAATCAACAGCGTCTTGAAAGTGGCTTGATTAAGCCTGAACTTTTAGACTCAAACTTTAAATCAAAAGTATATGATAATTATGTTCCATTAAGAGGAGATATTGAGTCAGAGGTAGAGACCGATGAAGACTTAATGGGCAAGCCAAGAATGACTACCAACTTGTTTGGTGCAGCGGGTAAGGAAGATCGGTCAGCCACAGGGCAGACAAACTATGCAGAAAATATAATTGCTTCATTAATGGCACAAAATCAAAGGTCAATAGATAGAGGTGAGCGAAACAAAGTAGGTAGGTCTTTTGTGGACCTATTAAGAGGCCAAGAAGAACAAGCTGATGGAAGCTTTGCTATCAACGATGCTTTAGCAGTAGATATGAGTGAAATAGCTGAGATAGTTACAGATACAAGTAATTTAAGACCAGAAAACATATTAACTATAAAAGAGAACGGTGTAGAAGTTAAGGTTAACTTTAAGGACAAAAGAATTGGTAGAGCATTAAAGGGTCATCTTACGCCTGAAAGCGTTGGCAAGTTTACTAAAGCTCTTGGTAAGATGAATAGATACTTATCTAGTATTAATACTACATACAATCCATCATTTGTTATTCCAAACTTTGCAAGGGATTTACAGGCAGCTGGTGTAAACATGCAACAGTATGATCAAAAAGGTATGACTAAAGAAGTTCTTACTAGTGCGCTATCTGCAGTCAAAGGTATTGCGGCTGTTTTACGAGGTGGTAAAGAAACATTTTGGTCAGCAGAATACAACAAGTTTGTAGAAGCTGGTGGAAAGAACGCCACTAACCAGATGGGCGACTTACAAGACCAGATTAATAATATTGGCAGTATCTTAGGAGATATATCCGATACAGGTATTAAAGGTAAATTAGGTTTAAATAAAAATGGATTTACAAGAAAGTTATTAAATTTCTTAGATGACTACAACACTGCAGTTGAGAATGGTGTTCGTGTAGCAACATTTACTTCATTAGTTAAGCGTGGCGTTTCTCCAGCCCGGGCTGCACAAGCAGCAAGGAACGTAACCGTGAACTTTGCCAAAGGTGGTGAAAACAAAACATTAATGAATTCTTGGTACTTGTTTTATAACGCATCTCTTCAGGGATCAATGGCGCTTATTAACGCTGCGGCTAAATCAAGCAAGGTAAGAAAAGTTTGGGCGGGTTTGGTTGTCTACGGCATCATGCAAGATCAGATCAATTCACTATTATCTGGAGATGAAGATGAAGATGGTATTAAAGACTATGATGAATTACCTAGATACGTTCTAGAGCATAATTTAATTTTACCTACGTTTGGTTTAGCAAATGATAAATTTATACAGATACCTTTATCTTATGGATTAAACTTAGCTACCAACTTTGGCAGAGCTTTAAGTAGAACTGCAAGAGGAGAATATACTGCAGGCGAAGCCTCAAGAACTATATTTGGAACTGCATTTGAATCTATTAGTCCTTTTGGTGGATTTGATAATATGTATAACTTAACTGCACCTACAGTCTTAGACCCATTCGTAAGTTTGGCTATCAACGAGGATTATAAAGGAGACCCAATATTTAAGGAAAGTCCTACCTTTGCTTCTAGACCTACACCAGACAGTCAAGCATACTGGTCTAATACAAGTTCTATAGCTAAAGGAATAGCAACATCAATAAACAGTTTGACTGGTGGAGATCAAGTTGAAAGTGGCTTTATAGACTTCAGTCCAAACACTATGGAATTTTGGTTTGACTACTTGGCAGGTGGCACTGGTGCTTTTGCTCAACGCTCACTAGAAGCACCTTTCTCTATAATTGATGCTCTTAGAGGAGACTTTGAAGGCGATATAATGAGGGCAATACCACTAGTTAGAAAGGTAGTAATAAGTCCTAGTGAAAGAGAAGATGTAGGAAATTATTTAGAGAACAGACAAGACCTATACACGATACTTGCTAGAATAGACCTAGCTAAGAAGTCAGGAGATGGTCAAGAAGTAAGAAGTCTGTTCACGAGATATAAAGATGAACTCAGAATAGCAGGAAGAATAAAGGCTATAGATAATGCCAGAAATAGATTATTAAGACAGATAAAAGAAATAGATGGCAACCCAAGAATACCAGAAGAAACAAAAACAAACCTAAAAAGACTTAGAAGAGAAAAGATTAATGATCTTATGAGACAAGGTTTGATACTAATGAGAACAGTTGGCTTTAAAAAAGCAGGCTAAAAGTTAGTGATACAATAGGCAAATTGTTCGCAGCAGGTCTACAGGTATAAACACAAAGACAAAGTAATTTAACAATTTCTAAAAGTTAACGTTAACAGTAGTAATTCATTACGCAGCCATTTGGGAAAAGTGATTTGGTAATACTATGTATGTAGAACAAAGGGGTACAACCATTGTTTTAAGATGGTCTTGAACTAGGGTTCTAGCGACCACCTTGCAACAATGAAATTGTTTTAACTTGAGGTTTCTTCACTAGCTAATGCAGAGTATCCACAGATATCCACATAGCTATCTTCATGATTGGGAGTTTCGATTAGTCTTGATAGCTTTACTACTATCATACATTGATAAACTTGCTCTACAGTAATTTCTTTCTTTAGAATTACAGACCACATTTTAGCTATGCGTTCATGATTTTCATGTGCATCTCCATACGAGTTTGCTCTATCTCCCATAATAAGGTCTCTAGCTTTATTTAGTGTTTGTTTTCTCTTCTTCATCTTGATCCTCCAAGTAATCTTCTATATTTAAAATAGTGTGCTGATTGATATATATAGGGGTGTCTTCGCCTACCCACGATCCAATTACGTTGTAATCAAAGTATTCTATAGCATCATCTTCTGTCATGTGATTGTCATGCATAAGTATTAATATGCATTTATCATAATCATATATAGCAACTTGCTTTCTTCCAAAAGCACTTATTGTTGTGCCTACAAAGGCATCTTCAAAGCTATCTGCTAGTCTCATTTTATTCTCCTATAAATTTAAAATGTTTTAAATCAAAGTGGCACATAGGTTCTTGATCTTGCCAATCATTTCTGTCTGATCTTCCACCTTGTTTAATCTGGTGATGACTAAAAAAATCAAGATAACCTATTCTGTCTGTCCACGATACAATTAGTATTGGGGTAGTATTTGTTTCTTTCCCAAGTCTTCTAGCCTCTAAGACTTTTGCTAAAGATATTATATATGTTGGGAATGTTCCGAAATTATGTGTTCTGCATTTTACTTCTGCAAAGCCAACTAATTTCTCGTTACGATACATGGCATAATCTAATTTGTATGACATGGGTAGTTTAAAAGAAGCTACGTTCCAACGACCTGAAACGTAGCCTATAACATTTTTTTCTGATCTAAGGTTATCAACAGTTTCGTATAAAACACGCATAAGTTAACGTTAACCTTTTGATCTCTTGCTCTCTACCCATTGAGCAATCTCTTCTTTTTTAAATATATGTTTTATCCTTTTGTCAGTCTTTAATATTTCAAAGCTTTTAGGAAAGTTCTCTTTTTCATCTTTCATAAGTCTTCTAACTAAACTACTGCTCAAAGATAAATACTTTGCAACACCATCTACTGTTAAAAAGTCAGAGGATATGTCTGCAGTATTTTCAGACTTCGTTAATGACATTATTGCTCCTTGTGTCTGGAGTTCCGTCTTCATTAAGCTTTACCATAACAACCATATATCTTGATCCAACCCAATCTTTATGTAAATCTTGTGGCACATCATTAGGGTGTATTGTTAGCCTTATGTTAGTTCCATTTTTGTCTTGCATCATTGATGTTTTGACTGCTTCAAATTTAACACTAGGTATTTTTTCTTCTTCCATTTAACTCTCCTCTAAAATGGTATTTCATCATCTATGATGTTGTTGGAATTATTGTTTTGCTGAATTGGTTTTTGATAGCTTTGATTTTGCTCTTTTCTATCTCTCTCAATGTTAGCAATTATTCTGAGGTATGGATTTCCAGCTTTTGAAAGCTTCTTCCAACCAACTAGGTTCATCTTAGGCTCAAGTATTCCCTCTTCTTTTTGCTTGATAAGATCGTCTAGCACTTCCATTTCTAGTGTCAGCATACCAGAATAGTCTGGGGATTTTTCTGATCTTTTTTCTTTCTGAGTAAAAAGCGACCCAGTCGCAGGGTATTTATTGTTGTCCATCAATTATCTCCTTTGTTTGATGCTATTTCATTTGCTCTTTCTTTAAAGAGTTGTTCTACTTCTTCGTAGTCTTTAGGGGATTTTTCTTTTAGTATCTCCCTAGCTTCTTGATTGTTTTTCCAGAAACCAACCAAATCAGTTCTATTATTTTGTGATGGTAAAAACTGAATAAAAACTTCTTTTATCATAGCTAAACCTTTGACATCTTTTTTAGAGCCATCTATTTGGTTAACCTTAACTTCTGGCTCATCATCTAAGTCATCTGGATCAACAGTCCCACCTTTTATTTCTTTTGGTCTTTCTTCTTTGAAGCTATCTGCTTCATCTTCTGCATAAACATCTCCATGAAGACCAAGAAGCTTGAGTATAACTCTATCCTTTGCTCTTTTCTCTGCCATAGCATATGGGTAAGAGTTCTTATTGTTAGATGGAGATGCTTCTCCAATAGACCATTCTGATTTATCTCCCATATGACCAGTAACTATAAGACTAGCTATACGTCTTTCAGAATTACATTCTAAAATCTCTGGCTTATCAAAGGTGATTTTATTTTTTACTGCTACTTTTTCTAATGCTTTATGTAAAAGCACAAAAGTTCCATGACAGTCCCAACCTGCCGTACTGACATTCATGCCAATATCTTTAAGGGTTTCCGTTACCTTTTCTGGTATATCTCTTTTCATTTCTTTATCCACTCTTTTATTTTGTCTGTAATTTTAATGAATATTCTACAAAGGAAGAAAATTTCTTGTGGCTTACCTTTCCCTGTAGCTTCAACGATATGCTCTGCTATCAAAGACGTGTCTTTTGGTCTTGTGCTAGTTATACTTGGTTTAAGTTTAATCAAACCACTCTTCTTAACTTTTCTTACTACCCTCTTAGGTACTTTTACTTTACTTGTCATACTAACCTCTCCTTATATTGTTGACAAAATTCAGCAACTGAACAATAGTTGCCACAACGGGTGTACTCGCCACCACGAAATTCAATTTCTAAATCAGTTTTTTTGGTATAGGCTTTGTCAGTTTCATTGTGCCATTCAATGTATTTGATAGCTTCTTCTTCACTATCTAAAACTCTCAATGCTCTCTTCTGACCTTTTTTCTTGACTGCCCAAGTGTCTTCTTTTTTCCATGTTTCTTCATCAGAGCATAAAGGTAATTTATCATGAACGTCTGAATTTATCTGTGCTTCTTGATGCAATGCCATTCTGTCTTTAAGATATTTTAATCTATCCTCGTAACTCCATAATGGTATATCAACAAATACTATTGGTGCTTTTGGATAGTTTTCTTTTCTTTCGCTATCCCTCTTATTCCAATCTCTAAGTATCGCACATATTTTCAAGCTAGTTACGTTGCTTTTACTGAAAGCATGTTTATCATCTACCAGATAGGCATAACAGTTTAACTGCTTTTCCCATTCTGGCTTTCCATAAATAACAGACCAGACTGATGTAACTTTGTAATCTATTATGCTTATATTATTTTTATTTATCTCTTGCCTATCGACTGCACCAGACAACAACCAACCATCTATTTCAGAATACAATCTTTCTTCTGTTATTGAATTTTCTGATTGTTCAGAACTTTCTAAAACAGAATGTACTGCAGTTCCAAATAATGCCCAGATCATATCTACTGCATCAACTTCTATTTTGTCGTGATATTGTTCTTTCATAATCCTAACTCTAGGACTATCAATTAAGGTAGTTACTGATATGTCAGCTTTACCTTTACTATATTTATCATTTCTGGCAAAATCCACAAATGGTTTAGGCATGCCAAATTTATTTGTTATTTTCATATGTCTTCTCCTACGCAATTTTGAAACTATAATAGATAACAATACATGTCAATAATAAATAATGAGAAAATAATTTTTACCATAGAGGGAGAGCCTGCGAGCAAATCCAACTCTAGAAAAATAGTAAATTTTGGTAAAAGAATGGCTTTAATAAAATC